GTGCCTGCCAGGCGACGCGATGCACTTGCATCACGGGAAGTTTTCCGATCGTCAGTACCACTCCCGATGGTTTCCGGTCATCAGCGCTGGCTATGACCCGGCGACGCACGTCCAGGTGGACGAGAGCGGCTTGCTCCGTTGGACCGACTCGGCACCCGAGCCGCTCGTCGAGTGGGTGCGGGGCTACTTCGCGAGCCGGAACGAGGATGGCTGAGTTGACACGTCCCGCACCATGCGGGCATGGACATATCAACCAAGCGAATCCTCGTCACGGGCGGGGCCGGGTTTCTCGGTCGCGCCGTGTGTCGTCTCCTGCGTGAGCGTGGATGCACGCAGGTGATCGTGCCTCGCAGGGTCGCGTGCGACCTGACCAGCGAGGAAGACGCGATCGACCTGTTCGATGACCACCGTCCCGAAGTCGTGCTGCACCTCGCGGCCGAGGTCGGCGGCATCGGGGCGAACATGAAGACGCCTGGGAGGTTTACGTACGCGAACCTCGCGATGGGACTGCACGTGATCGAGCAGTGCCGACGGTTCGAGGTGGAGAAGGTCGTCGTCGTCGGCACGGTGTGCAGTTACCCTCTCAACCCGCCCGTGCCATTCGTCGAGAGCGACCTGTGGAACGGCTACCCCGAGCCAACGAATGCCGGGTACGGGATCGCGAAGCGTGCGGTCTACGAACTCTTGAGGCAGTACCACAATCAGTATTCCCTGCCGGGTTCCGTTGTGATTCCGACGAATCTGTACGGGCCGCACGATAACTTCGACCCTGCATCGAGCCACGTCATCCCGGCGATGATCCGGCGATTCTGCCGCACCGACCCGGTGACGCTCTGGGGTACGGGCTGTGCGAGCCGCGAGTTCCTCCACGTGGACGACGCCGCCGAAGGCATCGTGCGAGCAGCGGAGACGGTGACGACGCCAGACCCGATCAACCTGGGTGGCGGCGGCGAAGTGCAGATGAGGAAGTTGGCCGAGATGATCGCGGGCGAATGCGGCTACATGGGCACGATTCGCTGGGACGCATCGAAGCCCGACGGTCAGCCACGCCGTGCGGTCGATGCAACGCGAGCCCGCGAGATTCTCGGGTGGACGCCACGCGTCAGACTGGAGGACGGCATCGCCGAGACGGTCTCGTGGTGGAGGGAGCAATGCGTGTCGCTTTGATCACCGGCATCACCGGACAGGATGGCTCGTACCTCGCCGAGCTCCTGCTCGCGAAGGGCTACATCGTCCACGGCATCGTGCGGCGTTCCAGCACGTTCGGCACCCAGCGGATCGAGCACATCTTCAACCGGGTCAACCTCCACTACGGCGACGTAACCGACGGCGGTGCGATGGCACGGCTCGTCGCCGAGATCGAGCCAGACGAGCTCTACAACCTCGCGGCACAGTCGCACGTGCGAGTGTCGTTCGACCAGCCCGCGTACACGGCGGAAGCGGTTGCCCTCGGGGCGCTCAACGTCCTCGAGGCCGCCCGCGTCGTGCCGGGATGCCGCGTCTACCAGGCGTCATCCTCAGAGATGTACGGGCAGGTCGCCGAGACGCCGCAGCGGGAGACGACGCCGTTTCGCCCACGATCGCCGTACGGCGTGGCGAAGGTCTACGCGCATTGGATCACGGTGAACTACCGCGAGAGCTACGGGATGCACGCCTCGTGCGGCATCCTGTTCAACCACGAGAGCCCGAGGCGGGGCGAGACGTTCGTGACCCGCAAGATCGTGCGAGCAGCGGCACGCATCGCCAGCGGCATCCCCGAGACGCTGTACCTCGGCAACCTCGATGCCCGGCGCGACTGGGGCCACGCAGCGGACTACGTCGAGGCGATGTGGCTGATGCTGCAAGAGGACGAGCCCGACGACTACGTGATCGCCACGGGCGAGACGCACAGCGTGCGGGAGTTCTGCGAGCGGGCGTTCGCCCACGTGGGGCTGGACTACCGCGACCACGTCGAGATCGACCCGCGATACTACCGACCGGCCGAGGTGGATCTGCTCCAAGGCGACGCGAGCAAGGCACGCCGAGTGCTGGGCTGGGTGCCGAGGGTGACGTTCGACGGGCTGGTCGCTGGCATGATGGACGCAGAACTGCAAGAGATGCGGGGGCGCGTGGTAGCGTGAGGTCATGCCGCAGCGCATCGAGTTCATCCGGGCGGCCCGGCCGAACTACCGGATCAAGCGGAAAGAGAACCGCCCCAACGGATACCAGCGGGGCTACTCGGACAAGCGTCACGCAGCGTGGCGACGTGCTGTTCTCCTGCGTGACAACTGGACGTGCCGGGCGTGCGGGCACGTGTGCGGCGAGAAGGGCAACGCCCACGCCGACCATGTCTCGCCTGTCGTGCCGGGCACGAAGGTCTGCGCTGATGGACGCTCGCGGTATGACGTGGATGCCGGGCAGTGCCTGTGCCATTCGTGTCACAGCAGGAAGACGGCCAACGAGACGGCGGCACGTGCGAGAGGTACCCCATAGCCCTCTGCCAAGGTGGCATGGCGATGACGAAAGCCATCCGTTGCCACTGCGTGAGTGTGGCCGAAGGTTTTGCTAGGGGGGGTATCGTCGAGCTTTCCTGCTGCAGAAACGGACGGACCAAATGAACATCCGCAATCGCGTCAAAGCCCTCCGCACGGTCAAAGCGTCGGAGCTGGCCCCGAACCCGAAGAACTGGCGAACCCACCCCAAGGCACAGCAGGATGCTCTACGCGGCATCCTCGCGGAAGTCGGCTACGCCGACGCCCTGCTCGCCCGCGAGCTGCCCGACGGGACGCTGATGCTGGTCGACGGCCACCTGCGGGCCGAGACCACGCCCGACCAAGAGGTGCCGGTGCTCATTCTCGACATCGACGAGACGGAAGCCGACAAGCTGCTCCTGTCACTCGACCCGCTTGCGGCCCTGGCCGAGACGAACGCGGTCGCCCTCGACGCCCTGCTCCGCGAGGTCGACACGGGGAGCGAAGGGTTGCAGCAGATGTACGCGGACCTCGCCGAGGAGGCCGGGCTGTACAAGGACGACGCCAAGGAGATCGTCGAAGACGAGATCCCCGATCCGCCCGTCGATCCGATCACGAAGTCGGGCGACCTGTGGATTCTCGGGGAGCATCGCCTGCTCTGCGGCGACTCGACAAAGGCGGAGGATGTCGAGCGGCTGATGGCGGGGGCCAAGGCCGGGATGATGGTTACAGATCCGCCTTACGGTGTGAGCTACGACGGCGGTCAGGCCAACCAAAAGAAACGCGAGAAACTGAGCGGCGACGATACCACCGAGGTTTTCAACGCCGGCCTATCGGCCGCGCTCACTGCCGTCCCTTCTGGCGCGTGGTACATCTGGCACGCAGGCAGGTATGCCGAGCCCGTCTACGCGGCAATACGACAATGCGGATTCGACGTGCGTGCCTTGATTGTCTGGAACAAACTGAAGGCTCACTACGGCGCTCCGAGCGCTCATTACTGCCAAAAGCACGAACCGTGTCTGTACGCCGTGAAGGACTCCGCTGGCTTTTGTGGCCCGAGTAACGAGGTGACCGTTTGGGACATTGAGCAGCCGCACAGAAACGAACACCACCCAACGCAAAAGCCGGTCATCTGCATGGCAAGGTCGATCAAGAACCACGACGCGGAATCGGTCTACGACCCATTCCTCGGTTCCGGCACGACGCTGATCGCCGCCGAGCAACTGGGCCGCAAGTGCTACGGCATGGAGATCAGCCCGCAGTATTGCGACGTGATCGTAAAGCGGTGGGAGACGCTGACGGGCAAGAAGGCAGAATTGGAGGCATCCAATGGGCAAGCGAGGCCCGCGCAAAGAGCCGACGATCCTGAAGATCGCCAAGGGCAACCCCGGCAAAAGGCCGCTCAACAAAAGCGAGCCAAGGCCGCCAAGCGATGACATCACGCCGCCCGAGTGGGTGACGGGCGTTGCTCGCGAAAAGTGGGATAACGTCGTGCCAAAGCTCAAGGCTATGGGCGTAATGACGAACGCTGACGTAGACACGATTGCCCGCTACTGCACGATGCACGAGCAGTTTGTGAAGTACCTCGACCAGTGCCGTCGCGGGCTTGACGTGCTCGTGATCCGTGACGATGCAGGTAAGGTGAAGTACATGCAATCGACGCCCGCCGCCACGATGTTGTCGAAGTTGGCTGCGTCGATGCTGCGGATCGAACAGGAGTTCGGGCTGACGCCATCGGCTAGGAGCGGATTGAGTGCCACGCAAGAAAAGCCACGAGACGACCTCGAAGACCTCCTCCGCTCCCACGGTTGACCCGAAGAAGCAGCAGTTGGTCTACGGGTTCTTCGAGAAGATTCTGCGTCACAGCAAGGGGCAAAAGGCTGGCGAGCCGTTCCTTCTGTTGAAGTGGCAGAAGCGAGTGCTCGGCGACATCTTCGGCACTGTCAACGCCGATGGCTCGCGGAAGTATCGCGTCTCGTACATCGAACTGCCAAAAAAGGCCGGCAAATCCACGACCCTCGCGGGCGTCGCGCTCTACGGTCTCGTCTGCGACAACGAGCCTGGTGCCGAGATCTACGGCGCTGCCAGTGACCGCGAGCAAGCGGGCATCATCTACCGCGAGGCGGCTTCGATGGTGCGTGCGTCGCCGTCGCTGTCGAAGCGTCTCGAAGTGATCGACTCGCGGAAGACGATCGTCGATCGCCAGACGAACTCGTTCTATCGGGTGCTGTCGGCGGATGCGTTCCGGGCCGAGGGGCTCAATATCCACATGCTCCTCTTCGACGAGCTCCACGCTCAGCGGGACCGGCGGCTATGGGATGCGTTGCGATACGGCGGCGCTGCCCGGCGTCAGCCGCTCATCCTGTCGATCACGACGGCTGGCTATGACCGTCGCAGCATTTGCTGGGAGCAGCACTCCTACGCCGAGAAGTGCATCGCCGACCCGGCATACGATCCGACGTTCTATGGCTGCATCTACGCGGCACCACCGGACTGTGCGACCGACGGCTCGTGGAAAGACCCGAAGGTCTGGCGGAAGGCGAACCCGTCGCTCGGCGAGACGATCACCGAGGAGTCGTTCGCGGCCGACGCCCGCGAAGCCGAGCAGTCGCCGACGAAGCTCAACTCGTTTTTGCGATACAGGCTCAACGTCTGGACGACGCAAGACACGCGGTGGATCGCCCCGGCGGCGTGGGCTCGCTGTGCGAACCCGCTGCGGGACTTCGGCGACCGTCCCGTCTACGCCGGGCTCGATCTCGCGAGTACGTATGACCTCTCGGCCCTGGTGCTCGTCTGCCCCGATCCCGAAGACAACACGCTGGACGTGCTGCCGTTCTTCTGGATTCCCGAGGCAAACGCCGTCGAGCGGGCTCAGCGAGACAAGGTGGACTACCTCGGGTGGATTCGTGACCAGCACATCCGGGTGACTGACGGCAACGTCACCGACTACACCCGGCTGCACTCTGACATCAAGGCAATCTGCGACCGCTACCGGGTGCGGCAGTTGGCGGTGGACATGAAGTTCAACGCTCAGATGCTGGCGAACTTACTGCAAGGGGACGGGCTGGACGTGCGAGGATATCCACAGGGCGGCCCCGGAATGTCGGCTCCCGCTAAGACGCTGGAGAACCTCGTGCTCAACGGCATGGTGCGGCACGGTGGTCACCCGGTGCTCACGTGGTGCGCTGGAAACGTCGCTGTTCACGAGGACCGGCACGGCAACATCTACCCGAGCAAAACCGCTAGCACGGAGCGTATCGACGGCATCGTCGCCCTCTGCCAGGGCATCGGCTCGTGGATGCGATCCGAGCAGGAGCAAAAGCCCTCGGGCAACCCTGAGATCTTTTTCGTCTGATGATCGCCAGCTCACAGCATCGGATTCTCTGGCTCCCCGGTGAGGAGCGAATGTGGGACGAGGAGTACTCGTCCCGCTCGGCCGCCGGTATCCGCATCGACGCGAGCAACGCCCTCCAAGTGTCTGCGGTGTTCGCGTGCCTGCGAATCCTGTCGGAGAGCGTCGCAAGCCTGCCGCTCCACGTGCTCGAACGGATGACTCGCGGGACTCGCCGTGCCGTCGAGTTGCCGCTGTATCGGCGACTCCACCAGCAGCCGAACGAATGGCAGACGAGCTTCGAGTGGCGTGAGCAGGCGGTGTTCCACGTCGGGCTCTGGGGCGACGCCTACAGCGAGATCCGCTCGGGAGCGTCTGGTGCCGTCGATCAACTCATTCCGCTGCACCCGTCTCGCATGAAGGTGGAGCGGATCGAGAACGGGCGGCTTCGCTACAAGTACCGCGAGGAGAACGGCCGCGAGACGGTGTACTCACAGGACGCGATCCTGCACATGCGTGGGCCGAGTGACGACGGCGTGCATGGCATGAGCGTCGTCGAGAGTTGCAAGGACGCGATCGCGCTGGCTCGGGCGTGCGAGCTCCACGGTGCCCGGTTCTTCGGCAACGGAGCGAGGCCGGGTTTTGTGCTCAGCACCGATGGCGAGCTCAACGCCGAAGCCCGCGAGTCGCTGCGTGCGAACTGGGAGCGGATGCACGGCGGCGTGAACAACAGCAACCGCACGGCTGTGCTTGTCGGCGGTCTCAAGCCGATCGAGATCCCGCAAGCGTCGATGCACGACTCGCAATTCATCGAGGCTCGGAAGTGGCAGCTGGCTGAGATCGCCCGGCTCTTCCGCGTGCCGCTCCACCTGCTCGGTGCCGAGACGAGCCCCGGATCGGTGGAGCACGCCGGGCTCGACTACGTCCAGCACACGATCCTCCCGTGGCTGCGTCGCTTCGAGTCGGCGTTTCAGCGCGACCTGATCAGTGACGATGACAGGTACTTCGTCGAGTTCGACGTGCGCGGGCTCATGCGTGGCGACGCCGCGAGCCGCTCGGCGTACTACCGGGCTATGTGGGACATCGGGGCGCTCAGCACGAACGACATTCTGGAACTGGAAAACCGCAACCCGGTCGATGGTGGCGACGAACGGTATCGACCGCTGAACATGGGCACGCTCGGAGCACCGCCGTCGGTCGATGACGTACTCGCCCAGCAGCAAGAGGGCAGCGGCATCGACGGTCAGGCTGTCGAGGGCGGCGTGGCCGCAGCCGAAGGCGAGCCCGCTCCGGTCGTCGAGAAGCCGGTCGCCGACGCCGCGTCACCGACGCCCGAGCCCGCCCCGGACGCCACGCCTCAAGTGGCCGAGGTCTCGCTCAACGGTGCGCAGATCACCGGACTCATCGCGATCGTGCAAGCCATATCCGACGGTATCGTAACCAGCGATGGTGCGGGGGCGATGATCGCCGCGTCGTTCCCCTCCATCCCGCCCGCACAGATCAACGCGATCCTCGCAGGGGTGGTCGAGCGTCAGCCGGTGCCAGCAGCGGATGCGCAGCCGCAGCCGGTGCCGGTGGTCGAAGACGCCCCCGCGAGGTCGCTCCCCGAAGTGCGTGCTCTAACGATCAGCATCGATTTCGATCGCACGTTCGCAGCCGACCCGCAAATGTGGGGCGAGTTCGCCCGCAAGTCGGTTGCCGATGGCAACACGGTCGTGATGATCTCGCGTCGCCCCGAGGCCGATCGGCAGATCGTCACCGACACGCTGGGCGAGTACGCCGATGCGTTCTCGCAAGTGCTGCTCGTGGGCGGCGACACGCTCAAGGCTGACGCGGCTACGGAGGCTGGCATCGACGTGGACGTGTGGGTGGACGATTCACCGCAGACGATCACGGACGCACCGCTACCGGAGACGAAGAAGAGGAGCCGCAGGAAGAAGTCTGATGGCTAGGTATGACCACATCGACTTCTCGCCGCCGTCAGGCGTGCGAGAGGAAGCGCAGAAAGGACTCGATTGGCGAAGAAAGTACGGCCGAGGCGGCACGGCAATCGGCGTGGCTCGCGCTCGCGACCTGAGCAACGGCACGACGATCAGCCCAGAGACGGCGCGCAGGATGAAGGCGTACTTCGACAGGCACGAGGTGGACAAGCAGGGCGAGGGATGGAGTCCGAGTCAGGACGGCTTCCCGTCGAACGGTCGGATAGCGTGGGCTCTCTGGGGTGGCGACTCGGGATATTCATGGAGCAGAAAGCTCGTGACGCAGATGAACGCAGCGGACGAGAACGACAGGAGCACGACGATGAACATCGAGCGACGCAGCCTGGCGATTGACGAGGTCGAGTCGGCGGTGCCGCTGCTCGCGGTCGAGAGCCGCAGCGAGGAAGACGGCAGCGAGCGCGAGTACATCGTCGGCTACGCCGCGAAGTTCGGCGTGTTGTCCCTCGATCTCGGCGACTTCGTCGAGCGGATCGACCCCGGTGCGTTCGGCATCGTCGCCGAGCGTCGCGGGCGTCGTCGCCCGCTGGAGACTCGCGCTCTCTGGAATCACGACGCGAACTACCCGCTCGCGAGGTATCCCGGCACGCTGTCGCTCAAGGTCGATGAGGTGGGGCTGCGGTATGAGTTCCCGGTGCCCGACACGTCCTACGGGCGGGACATCGCGGCGAACATCCGAGCGGGGATCGTGCGTGGCTCGTCATTCTCGTTCACCGTGCCGAGCGGCGGCGACGAGTGGAGCGTCGAAGATGGACGCAGTGTCAGATTGATACGGTCTATCGACTCGTTGCTGGATGTTTCCCCAACTACGTTCCCGGCCTATCCCGATACTGACGTGAAAGTTGCCCAGCGGTCCTACGATGCGTTCGTCCGTCAGCGTGACGCCGAGGCTCATCGCCGCATGGCTGCGGCGACCCGTGCCCGAGAACTCCGCGAGTACCTGACACAGCATGGCCGCTAGTGGCGACTCGTGCCCGAAGTGCCGGGCCGGTGTATACGTGATCGCGTCGAGCCAGCGGTCTGGCGACTACCAGACGCGGTATCTGCGCTGCCCGAGGTGCGGTGCGACCGACAAGCAGACGCTTCTGGCGGTCGAGGTCAGGCGGCGAAAGTTGTTTACTAACGCCCCGTCGTGACTGGATGGGTGCCGGTCTGGCTCCGTAGGTTCGTGATAGGTGGCGTGAGCGTCACCGCATCCCGACCAAGGAGAGCCCATCGTGGACAAGATCAAGGCACTGCTCGACGAACTCGCCGCTGTCGTCGCCGAGATGGAGGCGATGAGCGAGGCTCCCGCCGAGGGCGACGCACCCGCGATGAACGCCGAGGAGGAGTCGTCGCTTCGCTCGCTGTCCGAGCGTGCTGACAAGCTCCGCAGCCAGATCGAACTGCTGCGTGCCATCGAGGCGAAGAACCTCGAACTGCGTGCCGTGCTGGAGCGTGGTGCTCCCGCCAAGGTCGTCGAGAAGGCTGCTGCCGAGGAGGCTCCCGTGGAGACTCGCAAGGTTCCCGCGATCCCCGTGTCGCATGGCCCGCTCAAGGCGTTCCGTTCCGCCGAGTCGGCGTACCGCGCTGGCATGCACTTGAGAGGCTACGTGTTCGGCGACGCCGAAGCTCGTCGGTGGTGCGTCGATCACGGCGTCGAGAGCCGTGCCCAGGCGGGCGGCGTCAACTCGCTCGGCGGCGTCCTGACCTCGCCGGAACTGTCGAACGAGATCATCCGGCTCGTCGAGGAGTACGGCGTCTATCCGCAGTTCGCTCGTCGCATCCCGATGAACAGCGACACCCTCGTGATCGCCCGTCGCACCGGTGGGCTTGCTGCCCGACCGGTCGGCGAGAACGCCGAGGTGCTGACCTCCGACGTGACGTTCGACAACGTCGAGCTCAATGCGAAGATTTGGGGCGTCGCAAATCGCACCCCGAACTCGCTGCTCGAAGACTCGGTCATCGACCTCGCCGACCTCATGGCGGTCGAGATCGCTCAGGCGTTCGCCGAGGCGGTTGACAACGCGGGCTTCGTCGGCGACGGCACCAGCGCCTACCACGGCGTCGAGGGCATCACGAAGAAGATCGTCAAGGCTGCTCACTCGGCGTCGGTCGTCACCACGACCAACGGCACTGAGGACACCTACGGTGAACTGACGATGAAGAACTTCACCGACATGGTCGCCAAGCTCCCGACGTACGCGCGTAGGTCGGCCCGTTTCTTCATCAGTCCCGCTGGCTGGGGCTCGGCGATGCTTCGGCTCGCGATGCTCCCCGGTGGTGCGAGCGGCCCTGGCGGCAACTCGTCCAGCGACGTGGCCGCCGGGTTCGGCGAGCGGTTCCTCGGATACCCCGTCACGCTGGTCTCAAGCATGCACTCCTCGCTCGATGATTCGAGCGGCGAGGTGGCGTGCCTCTTCGGCGACCTCTCGCAGGCCGCCGTCTACGGCGAGCGTCGGGCGATCCAGATCCGCACGTCTGCGGACCGCTGGATGGAGTATGACCAGACCCTCACGTTCGCTTCGACTCGCAACGCGATCGTCGTGTCTGACGTGGGATCGACCACGAAGGCCGGTCCCGTCGTGGCTCTCAAGTTCGGCTGATGACTGACTGACTCTCAACCCTCCGAGGAGATCTAGACAGTGAACCATCTCGAAGCGACGAAGAGCGTCGTCGGTCACACCGAGAACCTGACGGCGGCGCAGACCCACACGCTCGTCATCGACCGTCTCGGCTACGAGTACGTGTCGCTCGACGTGTGCCAAGAGCCGTGGGCGAACGCTGGCTACACGAGCCAGGCGGCGTTCACGGTGCTGAAGCTCAGCGAGTCCGACAACAACTCGTCCTACTCCGACGTGACCGAGTTCGTCGGCGGCGGCACCGGTGGGTTCACGATCCCGACGCCGACCGCCACGGCGGGTGACGTGGTCGTGCGGATGGACGTGGATTGCCGTGGCAAGAAGCGCTACCTGAAGGTCACCGCCACGCCGTACACGACGGGCAACGTCTACACCGTCGCTCGGCTCGGCAAGGGCAACGACGGGCCGGTCACCGCTTCCGCGAAGGGCGTCAACGCCGCCGTCAGCGGCTGAGCGACTTGACACGACCGACACAGTGAGCGGCGGGTGGCGACGAGCCGCCCGCCGTTTTCACTTGAGGGCTTTCTCGTGATCGTGCAGGTCGGCGATACGTCGGTCGAAGTGCGTGCCGAGGCGGTGCTGTCGGCTCCCCGGTTCGGACCGCTCACGAACGTCTTCGCGTTCGTCGAGTCGCTCATGCCGCTTCACATCCGACCCACGCTCGGGCAGGGTGCGTTTTGGGCGCAGGTGCTGACCCGGATGCTCGAAGAGTTCGCACCGACGACCGAGTACATCATCACGCTGGACTATGACACGTTCGTGACACGCTCGGACATCGAGCGTCTATTCGCGATCGCGATGACGTGCCAGTGCGACGCGCTCGCTCCGATCCAAGCGAAACGCGAGGACGGGCGGCCGATGCTCACGCTCCTCGACACGATGGACGACCCGCCCGCTGACGGCAAAACGGAACTGCCGCTGTCATGGTTTGCCGAGCCTGTGCAGCAGGTGGACACGGCACACTTCGGCTGCACGATCATCTCGACCAGGGCGCTGCGGCGAACGCTCAAGCCGTGGTTCCACAGCAAGCCCGACGCCGATGGTGGCTGGGGCGACGGGCGGATTGATGACGACTTGTGGTTCTGGAGACAATTCAAGGCGTCGGGCAACCGGCTCTTCATCACGCCGCGCGTAGTCATCGGGCACGGCGAGTACGTGATCTCGTGGCCGAGCAAGGATTTCTCGGGTCCGGTGTTCCAGCACACGACGAACTGGCAGCGGACGAAGCGACCGCCGGAAACTGCATGGAGGGTCGGCGAGTGAACACAATCAAGGTGCGGATGAATCGGGCATACGGTGCGTACAAGGCGAACGAGCTCGTCGAGGTGGACGAGTCCTTCGCCGCGAGGCTCTTTGCGTGGGGCTACGCCACGCGGGAGACGCAGCAATCGCTGATCGAGACGGCAGCGGTGGAGCCTGTCGCGGAGCGGGCAGACGTAACGCCACGGCGCAGGGGGCGACGGCATGAATGACGGCAAGCGATATCGCAGCATCAAGGTCGCCACGCAGCCGGTTGTCGAGCCGGTAAGCGTCGCCGACGCCAAGGCTCATCTGCGGATCGACCACAACAGCGACGATTCCTATGTCGCTGCGCTCATCTCGGCGGCTCGCGAGTACTGCGAGACGTACATGGACGAGACGCTGGTGGACACGCAGTACGTCATGCGGCTCGATGCGTTCCCTGCCGTAATCGAACTACCACGCCCGCCGATGAGCCAGACCGCCGGTCGCACGGCGGTGTCGATCGTCTACACCGCGAGCGAGGCGGGCAACACGGCGACACTCTCGACGACCGATTACCGCGTCGATCGTGACTCGAAGCCCGGCACGCTGCGGACGCTGTACGCCGGGTCGTGGCCGAGCCATCTGCTCGACTACGGCAGTGTCACGGTCACGTGGTGGGGCGGTCGCGGCGACGACGGCAGCAAGGTCTCGCCGAGGGTCAAGGCTGCGATCCTCATGCTTGTCGGGCAGTGGTACGAACGTCGCATGGCGGCCGACGCCGTGTCGCTCTCCGAGATGCCGTTCGGCGTGAAGCACCTGCTCGATAGCGTGAAGTGGGGATCGTACACATGAACGGCCGCATCATCGTCGATTCGCAGTTCACCGACAGCGCGACCGGCACGGCTGTCCTATCGACCAAGGTCGTGACGCTCCAGACCTCGAGCGAGTACACGTCGGGAAAAGTCGCTGTCGTCTCAGGTACGTGCGGCACGTCAGCCGTGACGATCACGATTGCCTCGCCGGGATATACGGCGGCATCGGGCTCTGCCGTGTCGTTTTCGTCGGTCTCTCGGATCGTGTTCTCGGCGACCGGCGCGACGCTTGTGAAGTGCGTCGGCGGTGTCACGGGCAAGCCGCTCGTGCTGTCGCGTGCCGAGCAGGGTGCCGTCTCGGAGGTCGGCGCGGCCGAGACCTCGCTCCAGGTCAGCGTAGACGCAACCGCTGGCACGTCGTCCTACACGCTGGTGATGTATGGCGATTGATCCGGGTCGGCTCCGCGAGCGAGTCACGATTCAGCAGGCGACCGCCACGCGGAATCGCATCGGCGAGACCGTGCAAACGTGGGGCACGTTTGCCGAGGTGTGGGCGAGCGTGGACGGGCTGTCCGGTCGCGAGGTTCTCCAGTCCGGTCAGCAGCAGACCGAGGTGACGCACCGCGTGCGGATGAGATTCGTGACGGGGCTGACGCAGCAGATGCGTCTTTCGTGGCGTGGCCGCATCCTCGAAATCACGTCGCTGCTCGAACACAACAACCGCACCGAGCACGAGCTCCTGTGCGTGGAGGCGATCGACTGATGGCGACCGCAGGG